AGCGCCGGCTGGATGAAGACGGGGTAGCCGGCTGCAATCTGACTGTCCGGCGAGCTCCAGCTGCGGCTTGTGAAGTGCTGCTGCTGGGTCTCTGTGGTGTTCACCGGCAGCACGTACGAGCCGTCAGTGTCACGAACGGCGTTCACGAAGGTGCCGGCCGGCGCGTTCTCCGTGCTGACCAGATCGTTGTCGGCCTTCAGCACGTAGTCGGGCGGCTGAGAAACGGTCACAGTCACCGCACCGGCGGCGCCGACGTTGCCAGCCGAGTCGATGCCAGCCACCAAGTAGGTGTAGGTGCCGCCTGCGGTTTCGAAGATGGTCGTGAATCCACCGGCCTTCTGGCCGATGTGTTCGGCCGTCTCCCAGGTGGCGCCGCGACGGAACTCATATGTCGTGACCGGCAGTGTGCCGGTCGAAGCCGCCCAGTAGAGCAGCACGTTGTTGTCCACGACCTGCTGGGTGACAGTGGGCGCGCTTGGCGCCGAGATGGTGAACACCTTCGATGCTTGTGCGCCCACGTTGCCGTTCACGTCGATCGCGGCGACCCACCATGTACGCGAGCCCAGCCACTTGGCCTTGGTCGAGATGGTCGTGCCCTTGACGCGACCGAAAACGGTGCCGGTGGCCCATGAGTCGCCGTAGCGAATCTCGTACTGGTCGGTGGGAAGCGTGCCTTGAACGGCCGTCCACTCGAGCCGGAACTCGTCCAGAACGAAGCCGCCGTCCACTACAGGAGCAGGCGCCGCCACTACTGTCACGACTGACTGCCCTGCCGCGCCGACGTTGCCGTTGACGTTCTTGGCGGCAACCCAGTAGCTGCGATCACCGATGAAGTCGATCGGAGCGCGGTATGTCGTCGTGAGCGTGGTGGCGACCAGCACGCCAACCTCGAACGCGGCGCCGTAGCGAATCTCGTATTCCTTGATGGGCAGAGTAGAGGATGGTGTCGTCCATGTCAGCTCTGCCTTGGCGACGACAACGCTGCTCGTGACCGAGGGTGCTTGAGGCACGGTTGTCGTCACGGTGACACTTGCCGACGTGCCAAATTGACCGTTGGTATCGACAGCAGTGACCCAGAGCTTGCGAGCTCCGAGCCAGGTAATCGGCACGGTGATGGTGGTCGATGCGGTGCGCCCGATGATCTCGCCGGACTCCCAGTCGTTGCCGTAGCGCACGTCATAGAAGTCGATCGGAAGCGAGCCTGACTGTGCGGCGGACCACGACAGCACTGCGTCAGCCTGGACGATCTTCGAGTTCAGGTTTTGCACCGCCGCATACTTCGAGTAGGCGACTTCGATCGAGCCCGCATTGCCGTATGCACCTGCGGAGTTGATCGCGGCCACCCAGAATGTCTTGACGCTGGTCCAGGTCACGGGAATGGAGTACGACCGATCCGTGGTGAAGCCCAGAGGCGTGCCCGTTGTCCAGGTCGCACCTTCGCGCACTTCGTACTGAGCGATGGGGAGCGAACCAGTTGTGGGTGCGCCCCAGCTCAGCACAAGATTGCCGTTCTTGAAGCTCGAGCCAGGCGTCACAGGGCCAGGGGCCGTGATCGACGAGATGTACTGAGTGGACGGACCCACGACACCGTTGATGTCCACAGCTCGGACATGGAAGGTCGCAGACTCTTCCCAGTTGACCGTCACCGTCGTGGTGGTTCCGTAGACTTTGGCAATCACGGCTCCAGTGTCGAAGTCTGCGCCACGACGAACTTCGTAGAAGTCGATCGGAAGCGTGCCTTCTGCTCCGCTCCAACTCAACTTCAGCTCGCCAGTCGCAATCGAGCCGGTGACAATCGGAGCCACAGGCGGGGTGACGATGAGCGAAATGCTCGCCGGCGTACCCATGTTCTCATTGGCGTCGTATGCGGCAACCCAATACTTGCGCTCGTTCTGCCAGGTTGCCGTCACAGGCAACTGCAGGCCGCTGATTCGCGCTGCGACGGTGCCGCTCTCAAAGGAAACGCCGTAACGAATCTCGTAGCCCGCGATCGGCAGCGAGCCTACAGGCGTGGACCAGGCGATCGTGAAGACACCCGCTTTGATGGACTTGGTCAACGTCACGGCCGCAGGTGCCGAGAACGCGATGGGCGCGAACCCTTCTTCGCCGCTGGTGTCGGAAATATCGACAGCTCTCACCCAAATCTTTTGCGCGCTGTTCCAGCTCACGCGAATCTTGTAGGACGTGTCGGTGGTTGTGCCCACAAATTGAGCAGATGCGAACGTTTCGCCGCGACGCACCTCGTAGTGCTTGAGCGGCAGAGCGCCCAGCGTCGGCGCGTTCCAGGACACGATCAGATCGGTGCCGGAGTACGCGGCGGACGGCGTCACTTTGCCAGGAGGCTCAATGGCGATGGTCGCCCGAGTCGCGTTGGCGCTGTAGTTGCCGTTCGAGTCGATTGCCTTGACCAGCCATTGATACTGCGCGTTAGTGGGCAGCGTGGGCACCTGATGGACCGCCGTCGTGACGGTTGCGATCTTGGTTGCCTGTTCCCAGCTCTGACCAATGACGGCGCACTGACGCACTTCGTATCGAGACACATCCTCGTCGGGCACGGCGTTCCAGGACAGTTCGACGCCTCGCTCGTTCGCTATGGCGTTGAAGCCTGTCACGTCCGACGGTGGCGTGCGCTTGCCTTGAACGGTGAAGTTGACGTAGGTGGTGGCCGAGCGCTTGCCCAGCGGGTTGATGCCGGTGATGCTGATCTCGTATTGGCCGACAGCAGCATTCAGAATCTCGTACGACAGACCGTCCGAGACACGAATGACCGTCCAGTTGCTGCGGTTGGATGTGCCCACGCCACGGTAAGCGACTTCGTATGTGGTCGAGTCGCCTGTCCATGTGACGATCATGCGGTTCGCGAACACGCCAGGCGCGGCGCGGTAGATGGACTCCACCACGCTGACGCTGACCGGAGCCTGCACGAAGTTGGGGTCCAGAATCGACGTGTTGCGCTCCTCGAGCCGAATGCCCTGCTCGATCGCGGCAAACTTGCTCGGATTGTGTTCAAGCGCCGTGATTTCGAACTCGCTGGGGTTCTGGCCCTGGGCGATACCGATGACGCGGGCCAGGATTGGCTCCAGGTTCGGCTCGGAGACCATCCACAGCGCGTTGTCCACAGGCGTCTGAGGAAGCGGCGATACCCAGTTGACGGTCGAGTGGGTGCCCACGCCCTCATTGAGCGTGCGATCAGCAAACGTGCCATCAGGCAGCATGATCGAGATGGTTGCGGGCGTGGACGAGATCGTCAGAGGTGCGTCGAGCACGGCCTGCGTACGAAGACTGTTCACGCTCATCAGGCGGCCGGCGGTGCGACGACCTGCGCGGCTCTGATCTTGAATCTTGATGATGTTGCCAGGCACAACGAAGGCCGAGTCGATACCCACCTTGAAGGTGATGAAGTCGGACTCGAACTTCTCGGTGTACAGAATCCAGCGGCCGACGCGAGCAGCCTGGCCACGCGATGTGCAGCCAAAAGCCAGCGTGTCGAGCTTCTTCACGCCGTACTGACCCACGAGCTCCGGGTCTTCGACGTACTCGATCTTCTGGCGGTAGAAGTCGTTCGGGTCGTTCCATGTCACATGGACGACACTGTGACGGTCCTTGCGAGCGCTGCCGGTGTAGTTGAACTGGCCGTCGATCACGTTGGCGTAGCTGTAGAGCATCACCGGATCGGACGGAGCGTCCTGAGTGAACTGCACCATGCCGCCGTCCCAGAAGCCCATGCCTCGGAACACGGATGCGATGTCGGAGACGAGCTTGTAGGCATCCGCAAGGTTCTGAATGACCGCATTCAGCACGAAGCGCGGCTCGACCCCGCCAAGACCGTTGGGCACGAGCTGATCGCAGTAGCGACCGATGGTGTACAGCATCGCCTTATCGACCTGGGTGTCGCTGATGAAGTTGCCCAGTCCGTAGCGGGAATTCGTCAGCACGTCGAACATGACCCAGGCGGGGTTGTTCGAGACCGCCCACTTGAACGAGCCATTCCAAACGCCCGAGTAGCTGCGAGCTACGGGGTCGTAGTTGGACGGGACGCGAATGTACAGGCCGTCGATCAGGTATGAGCGCGAAGGCACCTGATTGAACTGCTGGGAGTCGATCCTCAACCCGAACAATGCCGAGTTGGGGTAGTTCATGTTGAGCGTGACAATCTCGGCGTACGAGTCCAAGTACGTCTCGTTCTGCAGGAGTGCGCTCGTGGCGTCGTCGGTGATTCGGGTCATGCGAATTCGCACGGACGACGCGCCAGGGGTGATTCGCAGGATGTGGGCTCGCTGGTAGCGCGAACGCGACTTGCCTGAGACGGTGATGGTCGGCGTGGCGTTGTTGCGACGAACTTCGCCGCGCTCGATCGTGAAGGCGTTGCTCGAGCGCCCGACGATCACGAATCGGACCATCGAATAATTCGACTGGACGCTGTACGTCTCGGAGTTGTTGACCATCCCGTAGCCATACTCGTCGCCGTAGCTGTAGTAACTGATGTTCAGCCGCTTTACGCCGGACAGGTTTACCCATGCCGACCCAGTCCACTCTTGAGCCTGAACGTCGATCCAACCGTAGGTTTCCCAGTTGGTTGTCGCGCCCTTGATCGTGACGTGCAATCCGACAGCACCCGGAGCGCTGGCGGTCTCGTAGCCGCTTTGCAGCGACCAGGCGTTTGCAGCATCTGACCATTCGGTGCCGGCCGCAACGTCGATGAACTCTCCACCGTTGGTGGAGATGGCAAACTTGTATTGGACCGTGGTGCCGCTGATGTCGCCGTTGTCGCCGTTTGTGACGGTGAGCGCGGGCAATGTCACGATGGCTCGAATCGCGTCCGCGTTCGGATTGGATACGGTGAAGGTGTAGGGCAAGTCCTTCTTGACGTTGACGCCGACGTTGAACGGAGCCTCGACATAGTTGCCAAAAAGCGGCATGACCGACTGGTCGTTGGAGCCGTTGCGAAAGTCGGCCGTCACGCCCTGAAAGTTGCGCGTGCCGTTCGGGTTCTCCAGAGGCGTCTCGTTCAGGTACACCGACTTCAGGCCGTTGACCAGCCCACCGATCGGCCCTTCGCCGATCAGATCGAGCAGGGTCAGCGTCGCTTTGGACCGTAGGGAGTCTTTTGCCTCATTCATTAGACGGGAACCTCATCGACAGAAATTGAGGCCGAGATCGTGTGCGAGCCAGTCATCATTCGACCGTAGACGAGCGGAACCGGAGCGCCCTGCTTCTCGGTGTTGGCAGGGCCATCGAAGTAATAGGACGTTTCGTTGCCTTCGTCGTTGTTCTGAGTCTTGGGGCGAGGGCTGAGCGCCTCGATTACGCCACCCAAAATGAGCGCCGCGCCGATCTTGTACAGGTACGGCGACCAGGGGCCAGGCACGAAGTACCCAACGGCGATCATGATCGCCCCGACAATGATCTTGGCCACGCCACTTGCGCCGGCCACGGTGGGCGTGAATCGAATCTCTTTGAGATTCTTGCGGATCAGTTGGTACGACTCGTCCGACAGGTCTTCCTCGTGGTCGTCCTCATAGACGCACGTCACGCGGTAGGCGTTGTAGGTCTCGATGTTCTCGACGACCCAGCGGCGCAGCCCAGGCTTGTTCGCCTCGATCATGCGAAGCGCTTCGGCAGGACTGGAGACTTCGAACTCCCAGTCCTTTCCGAATTTCTTTCCCATGACGCCATCGAGGCGAACTTTTGTCAGCATTTCGTGCGGTGTCTCAGATGTAACTTGACCCTGGAGTACCAGTAAGGCCCGAATGTCTCGCGTCTCGACAGGCGATTCACGAGATGGTGAAGAATTATATCACCCGTGACATACACCGCAACGTGATTTGCCACATCCGAATTCATTGCAATGGCCAGCGCATCGCCATGCTTAAACGTACCGTCAGTGACTTCGATGAAACCTTGGGACGCCCAGTGATCGCCCAGAATGTCGTAGCCCTGGTTCCACCACTGGTTGATGCGAAGCTCGGGAAACCGATGCAGCTTGATGCGGAACTCGCGCTCGTAGAAGTCCGTCAATAGCGAGTAGCAATCGAAAGTTCCAAACACATAGGGCCGTCCAATGTAGTCGGCTCGCCAGCCGTCGGGCGCCAGCAGCTGCGGACCGGCATGCTCGAAACCGCCCTCGCCTCTTCGAATGCCCGAGATCAGCCAGGGCAGCTCCGTGAGATTGCAGCCGGCGCGGTCGAGCTCCGATGGATCAGGCGTGGTGTCGGGGTGCGAATGCCAGATGGCCAGGATTTCGCCGGCGTCTTCTGCGGCGGCGTAGTCGTGGTGGTTGATGAAGAACTGCTCACCAGGCTGTTCGGCGCCGTTGCGGGCCGGCATGAAGACTGCCTTCTTGCCGACACCAATGACGAAACCGCACGCCTCTCGCGGGTAGCACGTTTGCGCGTGCTCACGCATGGCTCGAGTCAGCTCGTCACTGAGTTCCACGCACCGCTCCCGGAAAGCCGCCAAAGCGCACGGGTTGTGTGCCGAATCGAATCCGGCATGCCGACAGTGTCTTGGCGCATACGTCCGTCAGCGGTGTCGCGGGGTTGTTGTTAGCGTCAAAGGGTGCGCCGGCGTAGCCGCACTCGGCGCTTCTGTAGCGCCACGGGCAGCTGTTCTGGATGATCTGACGCGAGGGCAGCTGGTGGCCCATCAGGTCGAAGGCCGAGGACAGCTCGAACTCGATCACGTAGCGGTTTTCGCTGACCTTCTGCTCCACAAACCAGATGTCGTCGGCGATGTACTGGTTGGGGTCGGCGGTCGCGTTGCGACGAAAGCTCTGTCCGATCTCCTGGTAGTCGGTCAGCACATCGTCCTCGAGCTGAAAGCCATACCAGCGGTGGTACTGGTCGGAGATCGGGTACATGTGACAGTTGATGGTGCCGGCCGTCTGCGGCGTGAACGTCATCCAGAGCCGATACCAGCCGTCGTTCATCGGCACGACTCCAGACGCGCTGACGGCGCCTTGAGCCACGCTCTTTTGACCTGTGAGCGGCACAATGTCCACGTACGCGGCGGTGAATGCGCCGCCGGCGCCCCATGTGCCATCCACGTAGATGCGAACAGGCAGCTTGTCGTTCTCCGGCTTGACGTGCAGCGAGTAGGTGTACTTGGCGCCGGCAAGACCAGGCACGCCGGTGTACCGAGTCGCGTTGAATTGGCTGGTGAGCGAGGCGGTCAGACTGCCGTCAGGCGCACTTTCGGTTGTTCCGATGATGGTCAGGCCGTTGTTGACCCAGGTGTTCGCAGTCGGCGCGGACGTGTGCGTCAGCAGATTGCGGCGAGCGGGGAAGTTCTCCTCGTCCAGATACTTGGCGAACGTGCGCTTGCGGGTGAGCTTGCAGCCCACGAAGTCGTTGAAGGACTTTACCGAGGCCGACAGCAGCCCGTTGACGTTCGCGATCTTGATCTTGGGGCGAGGCGCCGAGCCCTTGGTGGTCACGTCGAACCCCGTCGCCTCAATCGGCAGAGGTTCGTAGGTCTGCCCCTGCCACACGACCGGCTGAGACAGTCCGTTCGTGCCGGCGTGAAAGCGCATCACCGAGCCGCCAGGCATGTTCGTCGTATCGAGGATGAACAGCTCCAGCAGCGCGGAAGGCGCCAGCGATTGAATCTCCTGACGAATGCTCATGCTTCGAACACCTGCTCAAAATCCAGCGAGATGACGTTGTGACCCTGCTTTCGGGACAGCTTCCACGTCCGACACACGAAGACCTTTGTCTCGCCCAGTGGCGTCGTCCAGTAGAAGCTCTGCACGCCATTGCGAGCCCGAACGAACGCCAGCACATCCGGAAACTGGGTCGTCGTGCGCGAAAACGTCAGGCTCCACTTCTCGGGACGGTTGTTGATGCCCTTCGGAGTGCGGAGCTCGTAGCCGTCGCCGAACTTCGTGATTGTGATGTCAGGCTCTTCGGACAGCTGCGAGTCCCACTCGGGGCGC